CCCTACGCCCCCCCTTCCAAATCCGCGCTCGGTTGTACCCCTTTTTTCTGCGTCATAGAGATCGTGCGCATACTACCTTTTAGCGAGTTGATCACATGCCGAGCGCCGCAGCGCCTTAGGTGCGTGCGTCCTATGACGCACCTATGGCGCGGCTGCGCGATTGCGCCATTGAACTATAGGCGAAAGTTCTATGGCGCACCCCGTTTTGCGCCATTGGATTTTCGATGGCGCACCTATGGCGCGCTCTATGGCGCGTATACTTATGGTTGTCCATCTGCTGAGAACAGGCCCATGCGCTCCTTGCGTTGAGCGCTGGAATGGTAGCTGCGGGAGACGATCCGGCCGTCGCGGATGAGGCGTGCGATTATCTCCCGCGCCTGGCCTTTGGTCTTGTCTGGGCAGACTTTGAGGACGGCGTTGACCGCGCTGCGTGGTCCTGCGGATGACCGGTTGCTGTCGGTGTAGCGTTCGCCGTCGTCTGTGCCTGCGTCGATGGCGTCTACGATCATGTCGTCGTGTGCGGCGTCGAGTTCGCCGGCTTGTGGTGGGTGCCAGCGGCGGACGGTTTGGATGTTGTCGCCCCGAGGGTAGGCGGGGGTGCCGTTGCCGATGTCGACGCCAACGATCTCATACCAAATGGCGTCTCCGCGGGGTGCGAGGTTCAGCTTGGCGTCGGACAGGCATGCGTAGCGTTGGCGGTCTTTGTCGGCAATGCCGTGCTTTTCTGCCGTGTCGGTGTCCATGGGGGTCAGGGTGCGGCTGATGCGCACGGCGTCGGTCAGAGAGCCGGCGCCTCGGGACATGTCGCGGTCCCCGGCAGCGGCTTGGCCCTTGCGGTGATGGTGGAGCACGACGACCGCCGCGGAGCGCCGGGCCGCGATGGACACAAGTTTGTTGATCGCGCGGTCAATTAGCTGGTTGTCGTTCTCTGGCACGCCTGCGACTTTAACCCATGGGTCGACCACGAGGCAGTCGATGCGCCGCTGGCGGATCATCGTGTCAAGTGAGCCGGCCAGCCCGGTGTCTACCGCCTCGCCGGCTATCATCGTCAGGAGTTGGGTGCCCGTCGCGGTCAGGATGCTGACCGAGAGCCAGCCTTCGGCCACCAGTTGCCGGAGGTCGACATTGTACAGGATGGCCGCGGCCAGGAGGCGGCGGTGGATCTCGTCGCGGCTGTCTTCTGAGGCGACGACCGCGACACGGCAGCGGCAATGGACGTAGAACCCGGCGAGCGGCTGGCCTGTGGCAAGAGACAGCGCCCAGAGCATGGCTACCGCTGTCTTGCCCGAGCCTCCGGCCGCGGTGAGCAGCGTGACAAACTCACGGCAGATCTCATAGCCCATGAGCCAACCTCTGGGCGGCGGCAGCACCGCAAAGTCATCGGCCGACATCAACGGCAGGACCGAGCAGACGCCTGCGGCTGCCGCGGCAATGCGGTCCAGGTCGGCGCGGTAGGCCTCCGTCTGCTGGGCTACGGTGTCGAGAACGTCAGAGCTGTACGCTCGGTCAACGGCGGCTTCGGCCGCGGCGATGAGTTGCCGCCGCAACGCGTGCTCGACGACGATGCGGCCATGAGCGGCCGCATCGCTCCTGGTCACCGCTCTGTCCGCAAGGTCCATAAGGTAGTGGGCGCCACCCAGCGCGTCGCACGCGCCGGCCAGGGTCACGGGGTTGGCGGTCCCGCCCGCGTCAATCGCCTCGCAGATCAGGCGCCAAGTCTCGCCGTAGGCCTGGACGGCAAAGTGCTCGTGCCGGAGGAAGTGTAGACGCTCGCGGACCCGGTTGTCGTACAGCACGCTGCCCAGACAGACGGCCTCCGCTTCAGGGCTGTGCGGGATGCGCCTACCCAATCCGGCGAGCAGCGACGACAGGTCGGGGTCGGCAGGGCCGTCGCGCATTATAGCGGTGCCCGATCCCACCATGCGCGGAATCGCTCTTTCAACGCAGCCCCATCTGTCGTCTCTGCTGACGACAACACCCAAGCGCCATTATCCCGTCGCGCATGTGCCGCGTCAGCTATCTTGTACGTTCCGTTATTCATTCGACGGATGAACCACGCGGATATAGCTCTGTGGCTCTTGGCAAGCGCATTCAACGCACGTATCTGCGCTTGGCTCACTGGCTCACCTTCGTGCTTAAACTCCATGAACAGGAACCGTCCTGTTCTGCCGTCATGCACGAGGCCGTCAACATCGGTAAAACTCGACCCTCGGTGTCCTATGCCGCTAAACAGCTCATCGAAATGATTGCTGATGGCGGACGGGTCGGCCCGATAAGTTGTCATGCGAAGAACACGAGGCCAAATTCGCGGAAATGCTGGGCGAAGATGTTCGGGCTACCACCGAGGTAGAGCACGGCCTGCCCCTGCAACGGTTGAGATACTTTGCCTGGAGCCCAGAAGCGCACGCGCCGCGATGGGAAACACACAGCGGACGCCGCTGCAGCGACATCCTGGAACCAAGATGTCTCTGTTGCGTTATTAACCAGCACGCACGCGGTTGCGACTGATCCTTTTTTAAATTCACTAACAAGCCGTGCGCAAAAGTCAGCGACAAGCGGCTGTGCATATGGCGGGTTCATCCACACGCGCCCGGACCATTCAGCGTCTGGGGAAAGCCCGTCGTCATCAACGGAAAAAAAGCGGGCTGCCTTAACCACATTGTTTGCCGCCAGTGACGATGCCGGATCTAAGTCTATCCCGACCATGACGGACCTTGCCGCGTCTATGTATTCAGCAGGCGTGTACCACTCATTATCGCCGCTGTTGTAAGCGACGTGCGCCGCGCCGCGTTTCGTGAGGTCTGTCTGCAGCCTTGCGTTGTTCTCCTCTGCCTCAACGCGCCACTCGGATATTCTGCTTTCAAACTCATCTTCAGGAATTGCCGCATACTTCCGAGCCCGGTCCGCAAGGTGCTTGTCTATGCCGGCTTCGGCGAGGGTTGGGCGTGCAGAAATTGGGTCCGCCACTGACCCAATTATTGGCGGACGGCCAGCCTTAGCTAGCCCGACCGTCTCGCGCTGCCGCTTGATCATCTCGCCAAGCGCGCGCTCAGCTCTGAAGCGGATTGCCACAACATCGGTTTCCGCTTTTTTGTTCTTGGCCTGCCGGGCATAGGCAGCAAGCGCAATCGCTTGATCGCGGATCTGCTTTACTTCGTCAACGGACGATGCCGCCGCTATGGCCCTGCACATAGCATCATAACGGACGAGTTGTGTGTTCATCGGCCCTCCTCGTGGCCATCCTTTGGAAAGTACGCGCGGCCAGCCGGTGAGGATGCCGGGCGTTCGGGAGCTACCCTAGGCCGCGCAGCTCGCATTATAGTCGTGCTCGCATGGTCACGCCATCGCCGCTGTCACTCGGCCGCAGCGCTCTGCTGCCGGCGCTTCATCCACGCACGGACAGTGCGCTCGGAGTAGACCACGCGCGCCTTGCTGTAGGTAAACTTCGGGCCATACCCGCGGTGCCGCCAGACCTGGACCGTTGACGGCGATACGCCCAGCAGCGCCGCCACTTGCTTGGTGTCGAGCTTCATGGCCAGGACCATCGCACAACGTAAGCATCAATGCAATGGTGTTGACAGAGGCTGGCTCGCCGGGGTAGGTTCGCCGCCATCAACGACAAGGAGCACCATATGCCCCCGGAGATCTCTCACATGCTGGTCAGCATCGCGCTGGGCGCCGCGTTCGGCGCGTTGGTGTGGTGGCTGCGGCGATGAACACCGCCGGCATCGTCGCCTATGCGGACTTTCTGCGCACATTGCGCACGCCGCTGAGCATCCGCAAGTGCGAGGTCGAGGCCAAGAAGTACGGCCTAGACAAGGAGGAGAAGCGCAACGCAGCAAAAGACGCTGGCGTCATGTTCGTTCAGGTCAAGGGGCTCGGCCCCTGCTACGTGATGCCGGAGCAGGAACAGCCGCCGCCGCAGCAGGCTGATGAGGGCGATGGCGAGAACCCCGAGTACGAGGGGCCAGAAGCGCGCCGCAAGACACCGCGCATCCGCGACGATGCGAGACGCTTCCCATGGACGGAATGGGAGGACAAGCACATGGCGCTCATGCTGTGCGCAGGCTCCGACTGGGAGGTCATCGGCCGCGAGGTGTTGCGCACGCCGGTCAGTTGCCGCATCCGGGCCAACAGGCTGACAGACCTCAGCATCCTCATCAAAGACAAGGAGACAGGGCGCTACCACATCCGCACCAACATTGACCGGGTGTTGGGCCAACTGCACTTCAACGAGCGAGAAATGCGGAAGAAAAGGGCGATGGGATAGAATGGTGCTTAAGCTAAACACGGCCTGGAACCCAGAAGATAGAGCGAACAACGGCTGGGCGGCCGAGTCTGGTATCAGGTTGTAAGTGGCCCTTAAACCAGCCGCGTCGCTCCTCGCCGAGCTGCAGGCGACTTTTCAGTTCGACCTGCCGGGCTTCATCTATCTGTTCCCATGGGGCAAGGGCATCCTTGCCGACAGCGCGCCGGAAAACTGGCAGATTGAGCTTGCTCAGAAGATCAGCAAGCGGCTCAAGGACGGGGCAAAATCGTCGGCTGACCTGGTCGAGGCCGTGGTCATCTCAGGCCGTGGCGTGGGCAAGACCACCTTCTGCGCCTGGGCGTCGCTGTGGTGGCTGCTGACCCGCCCCAACTGCAAGGGGGTCATCACCGCCAACACCGGCGATCAGATCCAGACGAAGACATGGCCCGAGATCGGGAAGTGGCTGAGCTTGCTGCCGCCGCAGATCGCCAGCTACGTGCACAAGACGGCGACACGCCTGGCCTGCCAGTTACAGCCAGACCAGTGGTTTCTCTCGCAACAGACATGGAGCGAGGAACGCCCAGAGGCCATGCAGGGCGAGCACTCGGACCATGGTCTGTGCATCATGGACGAGGCGTCGGCCATGCCGCAGTGCATCATCGATGCGGTGGCCGGAGGGCTCAACACGGGCCACAACTTGTGGATCATGTTCGGCAACCCGACGCGGCCGGACGGTCCGTTCCTCGACGCACACGCGCGGGATGATGTCATCTCCATGCGCATCGACTCCATGACCGTCGAGCGGCCATCGGTCAACAAGGCGCTGATGCAGCGATGGGTCCAGCAGTACGGGGACGACTCAGACTTTTGCCGGATCAACATCCACGGCCAGCCGCCGAGGTCTGGCGTCAACCAGTTTATTCCCACGTGGCTTATCGAGACGGCGCGGCAACGGGTCTTGGACGAGGAAGCCTACTCGTGCTTCCCCCGCGTCCTCGGAGTAGACGTGGCAGGGTCAGGCGTTGACTCGACCATCATCACCCGCCGGCAGGGGCCGTGGCTGCCTCCACAGCCGTGCCGGCAGATCCGCGGGGTTGACCCGGTTGAGCTTGCGGACATCATTCAGGACGAGCGCCGCCTCTACAAGGCCAAGACCAGCTTTGTGGACGGCGTGGGTATCGGCGCCGGAACATGCGCCATGCTCAAGCGCATCGGCGAGCCGTTCATCAACGTCGGCGCCGCCGGCTCCATGGCCAAGGCCGCTCGCGCCGCGGCGGCTGATGGCGGCATTGCCGAGACGGCCAACTTGCCGACGCTGCTGTGGGCGAGGATGCGCGACTGGCTGCGCGATGGCGGGTCGCTGTACAACGCGCCGCCGGAACTCATCAAGGAACTCATAGGCCGGCAATACTACACCAACGCCAACGGGCGCTCTCCGGGGCTCATCATGCTTGAGCCCAAGGAGAGCATGAACAAATCGCCGGACTGGGCCGACTCGCTGGCCATGACTTTCGCGGCCAACGTGACGGCCGATGACATTGCCGACCGGCAGCTACGGCCGGTCATCAAGGATTATGATCTCCTTGAATTTTAAGGACAATATGGGTTAAAGTAATTTTCCGTTTGTTCTACACACGTGGCGTGTCCAAAGTACACGCCCATGAGTGGACTATTCAAGGCTCCCACACCCAAACAGCCGCAGACGCCCAACATCGCGGCTGTTGATCAACTCGCCGCCGAGCAAGGTGTCGAGGAGGCGCGCAAGCGTGCCGCCGCCGCCCTGGGCAGGGCATCAACCATGCTGTCCAAGACCGACCTGCTCGGGCAATGAACAAGCTGGCGGTTCGGGACATTATCGACCAGGAAGCCGCGGCCAGGACGTTGCGCCAGCCGCTTTCTGCCATGTGGCGCGACGTGGTCAACTTCGTCGCCCCGGCTGAGAGCTACGCTTGGGCGGACGTCGCTGACGGCAAGCGCCCGGACATTGTGGACGACAGCGCTGCGCACGCGATCGACGTGCTGGTCGGCGCCCTTGACGACATGCTGTTCGGCGACAAGCCTTACGAGGTTGTGCCGCGGTTTGACGACGCGCCACCTGAATTGGTTGATTGGTGCGCGGACGCCAGTGTCGTCATGGCCAAGGCCATCAACCACCCGCTGGCCGCGTTTGTCGCGGCGCGCCATCAGGCGCTGCACTCTGTCACGACCATCGGTACCTGCGTCATGCAGGTGACGGAGCGGCCGGGCGAGCATCTTCTTTTTGTGCCGGTTTCCATCGGCCGCGTCTCAATTGCCGAGAGCGCGTCCGGTGTTGTTGACACGTTCTTCGTCCGTTCAAAGATGTCGGCCGCCCAGATGGCCGATGAGTACGGGGCGGACAAGCTTGGCAGCGCCGCATCCAACGCGCTGCAGAGCACTGACCGGTGGGCCGTGAGGTTCAACGTGCTCATCGCCTGTATGCCTCGGGCCGAGGCCGCGAGGTTGCAGGGCGTGGGCAGCACTGCCATGCCGTTTGCCAGCTATCACATTGATGTGGACAGCGACGGCGGGACGATGCTGCGCGAGTCCGGCTATGAGGAGTGCCCGTTCATCGGCGCGCGGTGGCGGCGCCTTGAGGGGCTGCCATACGGTTGGTCCAACGTCATGACCTCCATTCATGACGTGAAGCGCATGAACAACATGAAGCGGACCAACCTGCGGGCCGCCCACGCCGCCGTAGACCCGGCTATCGTGTTGCCATACGGCATCTGGAAGAACACGCTCGACCGCACGCCGGGCGCGGTCAACCAGTACGACCCGCAAGAAGCGCCGCGGGGCGTCAACATTCAGCAGTTCCCCAGCGGCGCGGCCCTGCCAATCACCATCGACATGGAGCAGGAACTGCGCGACCAACTGCGCAGCGTCTTCGCGTTCCATAGCATTGTGGTCCCGCCCACGCCGCAGATGACGGCCACCGAGTATGCGGGACGGCAGCGTGAACTTGCCCGGCTGCTGCATCATGCGTGGGCCATGATCCAGACTGAGCTTGCAGAGCCGGTCGGGCGTCGTGCCTATGCCATCCTCGCGCGGCGCGGGGTCTTCGCCCCAATGCCGGAAGGTGCGACCGAGGCGGATGTCAAGGTCGAGTTCAAGTCGCCGCTGAAGCGTGCGGCTGAGATGAACGAGGCCGACAGCGTGCTGCGCGTCATGCAGGCCATTGGCGCCATGGCGCAGTTCGACCCGTCGATCATCAAGATCGTCTCGCCTGACGCCGCCGTGCGCATCATCCGCAAGGGGTACGGCGCACCGCCGGAAATGCTGCTCTCGCAGCAGGAGTTCGCCGAGGTGCGGGCCGCCGATCAGCAGGCGGCACAAGCGCAACAGATGATGTCCGCGCTTCAACAGGGCGGAGAGGCCGCTCAGTCGATCGGCGCAGGCCTCCAAGCGGTGAGGGGTGAAACGTGAACGAGAAGACGGTAAGCGCCTTCAAGATCGCGTTCAGCGGCGATGTCGGCCGGGAGGTCATCGAACATCTGGCGCGCATTACCGGGTTCGGCGGCACGGCGTTCGCCGCCGATGCGATCCAGACGGCCTACAACTGCGGTCGGCAGGACGTGTTCAGAGACATCATGCGCGTCCTGGAGATCGACGCGACGACGCTTAACAGTCTGAAACAATATGGGAATATGAACGATGACTGACTCCGCCTCTCAAGCTCCGGCCGCAGCCGCGCCTGCGTCACCTCCCCCCAGCGCCCCATGGTACGGCGCGCCGGAGCTTGAGGCAGTTGTCACCGAGAAGGGTTGGTCAGGCACGGCTGATGTCATCAAGGCCTATCAGGCCATGGCCGCCGACCAGTCTGGTCTGTTCGCGCCGCCGCCGGCAGATGCAGACGCCGCCACTTGGGCGGCGGCCATGCGCAAGCTGGGCGCGCCGGAGAAGCCCGAGGATTACGGCTTGGCCCGGCCGGAAGACCTGCCAGAGGACTTCCCGTTTGATGAGGGCCGGATGACGGCGTTCGCGGCCAAGGCCGCTGAGCTTGGCGTGCTGCCGCACGTGGCGCGCGAGCTTCTCAAGTGGGATCTGGAACAGGGCCAGCGGGCTGTCGCCGACCTGCGCGATGCCGAGGCCAAGGCGCAGAAGGAGAACGAGACCAAGGTCAAGGTGGCCTGGGGCTCGAAGCACGCGGCCAACATGGCGGCGGTCGACATGCTGCTGCGGAAGTACGGGGGCGATGCTGGGGCGCTCACGAAGTTGCTACCGGGGACGTTCCCCGACTTGACGCTGGTCCTCGGCAAGATTGCCGCGGCCCACGCGGAGGACACGGCCGTCACCAGCAGGCCGGGTTCGACGCCGGGTGGCGTGGATTGGGGGAAGATGTATCCCAAATCCGCAGACGCCCTCCAAAAGGCTGGGAAACTGTAAAGGGCTATTCCAATGGCAACAGTAGGAACCGCTCTGCCCACCCTTGCGGACTGGGCGAAGCTTCACTCTGAGACCGGGGACATGACGCAGCGCGTTGCTGAGTACATGGCCACGACCAACGAAACCATTATCGACATCCCGTGGCAGCCGGGCAACCTCGCCACCGGCGACATGGTTGCGCTCCGCACCTCGCTGCCGACCGCGACCACGACCAGGGTCAACCAGTACGTCGGCTCCAGCCACTCCGGCTATCAGACCGAGATCAACTCGACCGCGCGTATCGAGTCGTGGCTTGACGTGGATGCGTCCCTTGTCGAGCTGTCGGACAACCCGATGCTATTCCTGTGGAACGAGTCGCTCGGGCACCAGCAGGCGCAGACGCAGGAACTGAGCCGGCTGCTGTTCAACGGTTCGGCCGCGATCGAGACCGAGTTCAAGGGGCTCTACGCCCGCTACAACGCGCTTGACGCCGATGGCCCTTACACGGTCCTCAGCGCCGGAGCCGACAGCGACACCGACCTGACAAGCATCTGGCTGATTACCTGGGGTGCGGACACCTGCTACGGGATCTATCCCAAGAACAGCCGGGCCGGTCTGCAGATCATCGACCACGGGAAGGTCGTCAACCAGCTTACCGCGTCGTCTGCCGTGACAAACCTGGAGGTGTACAAGCAGCACTTCCTGTGGAATTGCGGCATCTCCATCAAAGACCCCCGCTACGTCGTCCGCGGGTGCAACATCGACGCGTCCGAGCTGGCGACAGCCAGTCCGCAAGACCTCATCCTGCTCATGATCCGCATGATCGAGGCGGTCCCGAGTCAGCAGGCGCTGACGCAGGTCGTCAACCCGGAAGCGGCGCGCGGGCCGCTCCCTCGCGCCAGCTTCTACATGAACAGGACCGTCCGCACGTGGCTGCGCAATCAGATCCGCTCGGAAACCAATGTCAATCTGTCGATTGACACGGTGGCGGGTCGCAGCGTGCTCACGTTCGATGGCATCCCCGTCCGCGTTGACTCGGCGATCACCCTCGCCGAAACGATCGTCACCTAAGGAGGCCCCAGCAATGTCCATCACAGACGCACAGCTTCTGTTCTCTTCAGCTCAGGTGCTCACCAGCGGCGACGTATTGAGCACCAACGCCATCGACCTCAAGGCGGTCGGCTGGAACGGCAACGCGGCCAGCAATGCTCAGCTGGTTGTGTGGTATCGCTTCCCCACTACCGTGGCCGACGACTCCGGCAGTGACGGGACGCTCAAAATCGTGGTCCGCACCAAGGCCAGCGCCGACCTGTCGTCTGGCGCCACCGACCTGCTGACGACCAACGCTATCCCGCTGACGAGCCTGACCAGCACGTCTCCGGTCGGCCAGATCGTCCTGCCTGACGACGGTCTGCTCCGCTACGTCGCGCTTTACTACGACGTGACGAGCATGACCCCGAGCGCCGGCACCGTTACCGCCGGTCTCACTGTCCGTGGCGCCGTCCAGACGGCGTAACCGATGACGCCGGTCGAGATCGCAAATATCGGGCTTGTCGCCTTGCGGCAACACCCGATCGCGAGTTTCGAGGAGGACAGCGCGGATGCCAGAACGGTGTCCTCGCTGTTCTTCACGGCGGCTCGGTCTGTGCTCCAGGCGTGGGAGTGGAACGAGTGCTACGCGGACATGGCGCTGCCGGCCGCCGCGACCAACACCAGCACGATCTTCACCTATGTCTGCACGCTACCAGCAGACTGCCTGCGGGTCAGAAGTTGCCCTGACCTCACCGGCACATGGCGGGTCGGCCAACGCAATTTGTACGTCAACGATCACCCGCCTATCACTGTGATATACACGAGAGATTTGTTCATTAATCAAACGACCGGCGTCCGCGTGCAGGGCGGCGAGGATGTCGCAATGAGTGCGACGCTGGCCAACGCGATTGCCATGCACCTTGCGCTTATGATGACAGAACAATTGACGGGCAGCGCGCAACGCCATGGCGACATGGCTGTGCTGGCGAAGCAGGCGCTGACTGCCGCCAAGGTGGCCGACCACATGGAGATCGGGCAGATCGTCACCCGAGAAGACGATTGGCTGGATGTGTAGGCCATGCCCCGCGCAAACATCCTGCGCAACAACTTCACGGCCGGCGAGGTCACTCCGCGGCTTGCCCAGCGCTTTGAGCTGACGGCGCACAAGAACGGCTGCGACACGCTGCTAAACATGCTGGTGCGCCCCCATGGCGGGGTTGCCCGGCGGCCCGGCACCATCTTTGTGGCGGCAGCCAAGGATCAGGCGCGCGCTGCCAAACTCCTGAGCTTCCGCTATTCCTCGACGGACGCTTACGTCATCGAAGCAAGCGAGAGCTATCTGCGGTTCTTCACGCCGGCCGGCGCCATTCTGGATGGCAACGGGCTCCCTTACGAGGTGGCGTCGCCGTACACCGCTGCGCAGTCACGCGCGGTGCAATACGTTCAGAGCGCGGATGTCCTGTTCATGGTGCACCCAGAAGTGGCGCCCCAGACAGTCTCTCGGTACGCGGCGACAAACTGGACGATAGCGCCGTCTACGGTCACGTGGCCGCCGTTCCGCGAGGAGGGCACTAGCCTCGCTCGCATCACCGCGTCCGCCGTCACCGGAACCGGCATCACGCTCACGGCGTCAGCCGCGACTTTCACCGCAGATGACGTGGGGGGCTGGTTCCAACTGCGTGAGTTGACGGCCGGCCGCCACCCAGCATGGGAGCCTGACCGTCATCAAGCAGACGGCGGGATCGACGCCTATGCGCTCGGGTCAACCTGCCTCTATGACGGCAAGGTCTACAAGAACGTGTCGGCATCGCAGACCCGCAGCGGCAAGCAGCCGCCGGTCCATGAGGAGGGCACGCAGTCAGACGGCCGGATTGACTGGGAATTCCTGCATTGGGGGAAGGGCTACGTCTACATCACCGCGGTCGCCAGTGGCACATCGGCCACGGCCACCGTCGCTGCGCGCTTGCCTGATAGCGTGGTGTCTGAGGGGACGACCCGCTGGTCGCGCTCGGCGTGGGGCGCCGGCTACGGCTACCCGCGGGCCATCGGGTTCTCTGCCGGCCGGCTGTTCTATGGTGGAGAGGCGGACGCAGGCTATCGTCTGCACGGCAGCGCGGTCGAGGCGTACTCCGTGTTCCGCGGCGGGGACAAGGCCGCAGACTCCATTGAGTTGTCGCTTGTGTCGTCAGATGTGCAGACAATTCAATGGATTGAGCCGCTGAATAAAACGCTTGGCGTTGGTACCGATAGCACGGAGTGGGCCATCACATCCGGCAAGGGCGGGTCGGACGTGATCGCGCCTGACAGCGTTGCGGCGGCGCCCTACACCACGCATGGCGCTGCGTGGGAGCGCGGGGCCATGCACGTTGAGAACAGCATCCTCTACGTCGACCGCAGCAGGAAGCGCGTGATGGCCATGCGCTACTATTTCGACCGGGATGCGCATGACAGCCAGGACCTGACTCTTATGTCGGAGCACATCACCGACACTGGGGTTGCTGACTGGGCGTGGCAAACAGCGCCTGAACAGATCCTGTGGCTTGTGACCGACGACGGCGCGCTTGTCTCCTGCACCTACTACCCGCAGCATGAGGTCATCGGATGGGCGCGGCACCAGGTCGGCGACGCAGTTGAGAGTGTCGCCGTGATCCCATCGGCTGACGGCGTTGACCAAGTGTGGCTTCTGGTCCGCCGCACTATCAACGGCGCGACCGTGCGGAACATTGAGCGCTTGGCGCCGGAGATTGGGCACGCCGGTGCCGTGGCGTCCGCGATCTATGTTGACTGCGCAGCGGTGACGACGGCAGCCGCCGGTGTTGTGTCCGGGTTGCAGCACCTTGAGGGCCAGACCGTCGCCGGCCTCGCTGACGGCAGGGTATTCACAGGCAAGGTTGTCTACGACGGCAGGATCACGCTGGACGGCGCGCCGACAAACGTGATCGTCGGCATTCCCTACTGGTCAACTGTGAGCCCGACCAACATTGACGCGGGCGCGCCAGACGGGTCAAGCCAAGGCCGCCGCCGGCAGGTCATCCGCGCCAGTGTGGACTTCCTACGCTCGGGGCCAGCCTACTGGGGCCGCGATGGCACGGACCTGACGCTGATGCGGGGCATCTTGGCGCCAGAAACGTTCGGCACCGCGGCACTTGAGCTGTTCACCGGCAAGATAACCGGCAAGTACGAGTCGGGGTTCGCTGACGACGTGCGGGTCGTGGTCTCTTCCAATGCGCCGCTGCCGATGGAGATCCGGTCGATCTCTACTCATGTGGACGTCGGGATGGGATGATCAGACTCGAACCGCTGCAACAGCACCACGTTGACCGCATGGAGTTCAAGCCATATGACAGGGACAACCTGGCCGACATGATTACCGATGCGGCCGTGATGGTCGAGTTGTCGTACGGCTTCGCTTTCGCCGCCGTTGATGATGATGGCGTGCTCGGCATCGGCGGGATCATGCCCGAGCATGACGGCATGTGTCAGGCATGGAGCTTTGTCAGTCCGGGCGCAGGTCGCGCCAAAATCGGCCTGACCAAGGCTGTGGCCGTCGTGCTCGCCAGGGTCAAGGCCGAGTTCGAGCGCATTGAGTGCTCGTGCCTCATCACCGAGCAGCACGAGCGCTGGCTGCGATTGCTGGGGTTCAAGCGTGAGTGCATCCGGCGCAAGTATGGCCCGGACGGAAGTGACTTTGGGCTGTGGAGCATTGTCACATGAGCGGCGTCGAGATCGCGGTCGCAATGATGGCGGCATCTGCCATGGGCGCGGTCGGCGGCATCGCCTCGGGCCGTCAAGCCGCCGGAGCGCTGGAAGCCAACGCCGACGCGGCGCGCACGCAAGGCGTGCTCCAGCAGCGGCAGGCCGCAGCTAAGGCAGAGCAGTTGGCCCGTGAAGACCGCAGGCTGCAGAGCGCTCAAGTTGCCGGCGCCAGCAGCGCCGGGATCGACCCGTTCGCCGGCTCGCCGTTGTCGGTCATCGCGGCCGACGCCGGGCGCGCATCGGCAGACTACGCGATGTTGATAGAGGAGGGCACGTTGGCACGCGAGATGGGCCAGACGCAGCGCAGCATGTTGCGCAACGAGGCCAAGAACGTGCGCACGGCCAGCTACTTCAACGCCGCATCGCAACTCATCGGCGGCGCCGCGCAGGCGTATGGCGCATACCGGCAGGGCAATCTGCAGCGCATGCAGGAGGACGACCTGCTGGCTCGCCAATCGCCGTACACCGGCGAGACCACCAGTTCATACGGCGGCCGCGGGCGGAGCAGGCGATGACAACGCTCCCGCGCCGTGGTCCCGGCGGCGTCATCCTCTCTGGCGGCGGTGTCGTCGAGCAGGACGCTGGCAATGCCGCGCTCCCCATGGCCGCCGCGTCGCGGGCGTTCCAGACCACGACGGAAGCGATCGGCAACGTTGCCGAGACCAGGCAGAAGATGTCCTACTATGAGGGCATCCTTCGTGAAGGCGCGGCGGAAGCTGAGGCGCGCCGGCTGGCCGCCGAGTTCGACATCGCGCTTGATCGCGAGCGGTTCGGGGCAGTCGGCGGCGCCAACCCTGTGCCTGCCGACAAGATGTCGGCGTTCGGGGCCGAGCGCGGCAAGGCCCTATTCGACGAGACGATCGGCCGCGCGTCAGATGAACTCGTGCGCAACCGGCTGCAGCCGCGGCTCGAACAGACGCAAGCTAAGTGGCAACTGCAGATCGACAGCGACGCCCGCACCCGGCTTGTTGACAAGGCCAGGGCGGACATTATCGAGACCGGCCGCCTGTTCGCCAACCAGTATCACAGCGCGCCTTCTCCTGCCGCGCGCGCCACCACGGTCAAGGCTCTTGACGACATGCTGGCCGCCGCGACCCGCACCGGCATCATGACAGCAGAGGGGGCGGCGGTATTCCGCGCCAAGTGGCTGGACGACGCACAGACATCAGCGGTCGTGGGCATCGCCCGCACAGATCCGCGGGCAGCGCGGGCAGCACTTGCAGGTGGGGAGTTCCCTGACATTGACCCCGCGGGGAAGGAACGGCTACTCGCGTCGCTAGATGTAGATGAGCGTCAGCAGGCGGCGCGCATCGAAGCAGAACAGAGAGAGCGCGAGACGGAAGCTGATCAAGCGTGGCGCGAGCGGTGGTTTGATGTCGATGAGGCGTTGCAGAACGGCGACGCACTGACGCTTGCCGAAATCGACGAGCGCGCGGCGAAGGATCCCCCGAGCGCGAAGAACCTTGCTGGGTTCCGCAGGATCAGGGCCGCCGTCGCGCGTCAGGGCGCGAGGCGAGACGATGCGTCAAAAGAGATTGCGCAGACTGACGCGCTGATCGCTCAGAACTTCGCCCCGGCGACAAAGGAGAAACTTGACAAGTGGTATGCCGCGCGCGGCCAGCGCACCGCAGAGCAGGTGCTTGACGACGGCGTAAAACTTGCGTGGCAGATCCGGCAGGTGCCGACGCAGGTTACGCGGGTCGCTGATGGCCTGCTGTACAACAGCGACCCCAACGTGCGCATTATGGCCGCGTCTGCCATCTCAAAGATGGGCGACGCGTCCGGGGTTGGCAAAGAGAGCAGGTCAATCGCCTATGCAATCAACAGCATGGCGGCGAACGGCGTGCCGCCGGCGACGATCGCGACGCGCATTGACCAGATGCTGGCGGCAGGAGAAGCGCCCGGCCGCGAGTCTAGGATCAACACCGGGTTTGGCGAGAAAGGGGGGATGCTGGCAATTGCACAGCAAGCCGTGGCGGAGCAGTTCGGGGACGAGGTGTTGGGGACAAATGCCGGTCCAGAGGCCGTTGACTATTGGAAGGAGACGTTTCGCAACGCCTACATGGTGCATGGCATTCGTAACCTGGCGGCTCAGGAGGCCACGGATGCGGTGAGCAAGGGCTATGGGAAGTCCAAGCTTGCCATGGGAGGGTTCACGCAGGCTCCGCCGGAGAAGATGTTCGCCATCTATGGCGACCCGGACACGGACGCTGAATGGATCGGGGACCAGCTCAACGAGCGGTACAATGTCCGGGGCGACGCCGACCTGATGAACCCAAGCTCAGTGCCGCCGTGGCGGCATCGCCTGAGGCTGATGGTCGACCCAGTGACGCTGAGCGACATCCGGGCCGGCAATCCGCCGCGATATCTCGTGGTGAAGCAAGATCCAGACACCCCGCAGAAGTACATGCTGGCCGTTGACACGGCCGCGCCGCAGGGTATGGCCTATTTCACGCCTGACCGGAACAAGGAGCTTGCGCGCATCGCAGACCAGCAAAAGGCCGAGGGTGCCGAGCGCGTCAGGAAGGCGGAGGAGGAGCGCAAGCGCATTGCCGCACCGGAGTCGCGCTCTGAGTTCGGGGACGTTGGCAACGAGGAGGAATTGAAGCGCTTTGCCGAAGAGCAGAAAAAACGGGATAAAGAGGAGCAAAGGCGCCTAGACGCACAGAGAGAGGAAGGAAAGCGTATACTCAAGACGATATTCCCACCCACGGGAGACGCCGCGCGATGACCGGCTTCGGCCTGACGCATGATTACCACGAGGCCGCCGCCGCTTACGCTGAAATGGCGGGTGTGCCGGTTGACATCTTCAAGAATCTCGTCGCACAGGAGAGCGAATATCGCCCCGACGCGTACAACTCTGGTTCGGGGGCTACCGGCTTAACGCAACTCCGCCATGCTGCCGTGCAGGATGTAGACCTGAAGTTTGGCTTCGGCGGCGCGCCGATGGCCAGCCCGATGGATAACCTGAAGTACGGCGCCCACTACCTCAAGATGATGACCGAGCAATTCGGCGGCAACGTGACAGACGCGCTCATGGCCTACAATTGGGGTCCTGGGAACGTCAGGAAGTGGATCGACTCCGGACGCAACCCGGCGCAGGTTCCGCCAGAAACCCGGCGCTACGTGCAGAAGATTACCAGCGGCAAGATGAACCCGATGGCCGCGGGGTTTGCGGTCAACAACTTCGCGGTGTCGTCCTTCAATTACGCGCGCGCCCGCGTCGGTGATGCCGAGCCCGGCTACGATCCAATCCTGGCGGTGAAGGGCACGCCATACGAGCGGTATGCGCCGCAACTGGTCGATTCGCAGAGCACGGCAGAGACAGAGCAGATCCTACAGAACATCACCAATCTGGAGCTTGCGCGCGAACGGCTGGCGGAGATGCCGTGGGCAAGCCGCTTGCTTGTTGACGCAGTTACGAGCGTCATTGACGTTCCATCCATAGTGCCACTGTTCGGCTGGGCCAGTAAGGCGCGCACCATAGGCGGCGCAATGATGCGCGGCGCCGCCGACGTCGCGTTGCAATCGGCTGCTGTTGAAGGCGCGCTGCACGGCTTCCAGGAAGGTACCAGAACGTGGCAGGAAAGCGCGATGGCCATCGGCACGGCCGCCGCGCTCGGGGCCATCCTGGGGCCTGCTGTGCGGTCCCTGGGGCGCACCAGCGCTGAGGCCGAGGCGCGCATAGTGGCGGCCGCCAGGGAGTTTGAGACGCTGAGAGACTCGCCGCTTGTCCCGGAGAGAGGCGATGCTGGGGCTGCCGAGGCGTTCCCCACGCGGGACATGACGATCGCCGATCCGGCGGTGCGCAAGACAGTGGCTGCGCTCGCCGCGCCGGGGTCTCCTGTGCGCAACCCGGAATACGTGTTGCAGACAGCGGGGTCGCCATCGGCCAAGGTGACGGCCGCTGACCTTTTTGGCAGCCGGCTTGAGACGGAGGCTGCGCGTAGGGGCGAAGTCGCGGACACCGCAGCCAAGCTCGAAAAGCCGGAATTATCCCTCCCTGCGTTGCGCGCCGCCAGAATGTACATGGCACAGGCCGAGGTCGCCGCGTCGAAGATCCGCGATGCGTTTGTAGAGGGGCGGTTCAAAGGCGACGTGCCGCGCGTCCTTCCTGGCATCCGAGCGTTTGCCGCCGATGCAATGGGCGTCTCGCAGCGGCGCGGCGTCATGACCTTCGATGAGTTCAACCGCGAGGTCCATCACGCGCTCTACACGGGCGAGGTGCGGGACACGCTTGCCCCGGCAGACAGGGCGGCGGTCGAGAAAGCAACCAAGGTGGCCCGCGACCTGACCGACACGATGCGGAGCAAGTTGCTCGATGCTGGGCTGACATCTGAATCAAAGATCAACAAGGTCCTGGAAATGGACCCGGCCTACTTCATCCGCTCCTATGACAGGGCGATCATCAAGGCCAAGAGCGACGACTTCTCGGAGATGGTTGCGTCGTTCTTCGTCCGCGAGAACGAGGAGACTGCACGGGCTATTGCAGAGGCCGAGGCGAGAAGGGATGCGGCTGCTGCCGACGTCCGCCGCACAATAGGAACCACGGCGCCGCGCGAGTCGCGTCAGCCGACATCCCGTGACGCAGCGGCGGTAAACCGGCAGATCATGAAGGGGCTCGAAGAATTTCGAGAGGAGTACCGCGGCCTGCCCGGCGGAATGTCGCCGGAGGATGCCGCGCTGTTCGACATGATCAAGGAACTGAAAAGGCCGACGAAAGACAACCTCGACGAGCTTGCGAACCTGCACCTCAAGTACCTTGGCTATCTGCCAGAGAGGCAGATTACCCTCATAGACGAGGCGCTTGAGGTCATCGGCGAAGTGCGTGCCGCGGCGGCTGAGCTACGCTCCCGTGCAAAGGCGGCCAAGGAGATCGGCAAGGCGGACGTTGCCGAGGAGTTGACCCTTGAGGCCAAGATCCTCGATGAGCGCGCCAAGATGATGAAGAAGGCGGCTCATGGGTCCTGGAAACAGTACGTTGAGGCCGCTGAGGCCGTGCGCAGAGGCGAGGAGGCCCACCTCACCCCGCAGGACATCAAGGAGCTGGTCGACGGCATGGTCGACCGCATCACGGGCTCTGCCTACGGTCGCGGGTTCGACCCGCTTGAGCCGGTGAAGTACCGCGGGTCGACCAAGGAGAGGACGCTGCCGATCCCGACAAGCTACGTGTCGCCGGCCGGCAACGCGATGAACGACTTCATTGAGCACGACATCACCAGCCTGCTGCTTAAGCACGGCCGCTACGTCGGCACCGACGTTGCGCTGGCAGAGCGGGGGCTACTCCCGAAGCACGGGCTTGAGGAACGCAAGGCTGCGATCGTCAAGGAATACCACGATCTGCGCGATGCCGCGACGACAGAGGCAGAAAGAACGCGCATTATCAACGAACAAGCCGACGTTCTTCACAACATTGATGCGGTGGTCGAGCGGATGCGCGGCAGGTATGGCATCCCCGATGGCGCCGGCGGGACGGCTGCCAACCGATGGGCGGCCGGGCTCATCAACTACAGCATCGCGACCAAACTGCTGGGGCAGACGATCTCGTCAATCCCCGACCTGGGTAAGGCGGTGTTCGTCCATGGCATGAAGCGGACGCTCGGCAAGGGCCTGAAGACCTATGTTGAGACGTTCTCAGATCCGAAGCTGTGGGAGGCGTTCAAGGGCGACTTCGAGCGCTCCGGCACGATGTTGGAAATGGCGCTCACCGGCCGCCTGCATGAACTGTGGGATGTGCTCGACAACTACGGGCAGACATCCAAGTTTGAGCGCGGCCTGCATTGGATGGCGCAGAACACGTTCACGCTTAACCTGTCGCGTCCATGGAACTCGGCGATGCAACACATTGCTGCCATCCCGGCCATGGACCGGATGCTGCGAGCGATAATTTCGATCGCAGACGGTGAGGCTGTAGAGGCGGCAGAACGCACGGCGCTGGCGCGTCTTGGCATCGGGCAGCGCCAAGCCAAAATGATTGCCAGCCAGCGCAAGCACTTCATTGACCACAAGGGCGTGCTGATCGCGAACACAGACGCGTGGGATGACTCGGCGCAGAGCGCCGGCACGTTGTTCCGCGGAGCGCTCGGCCAATGGGTTGATGACATCATCGTCCGCCCGCAGGAGGAGCGCCCCTTCTGGGCCAGCAGCAGTTGGGGGCGGGTCATCTTCCAGTTCAAAGCCTTCTCGCAGGCCAGCACGACGGCGACGCTCTTGTCCGGCTTGCAGCGCCGTGACGCGGCCGTCTTCCAGGGCGCGGCGCTGATGATGGCGCTTGGCGTCGGAGTGGCCGCTTTCAAGGAGAAGTTGCGTGGTCGCGAGACCAGCGATTGGGAGACTTTGTTGCTGCACGGCGCCGACCAGTCTGGGCTTGCCGGCATCCTCACCGAGCCGATGCGCATGGTTCGTCATATCGTCAAGGGGGACTACGACATGCTGATTGGACAAGCCGCTGGACCGACGTTCGGCACAGGGCAGGACGCCGTTCTTCTGTTCGGCGCGCTTTCTGATGAGGCCAAGGCGTCGTTCTCCGGCGACGAGTCGCAATGGACAGACCGTGACACCCGGCGCGCGACGAGAATGGTGCCGTGGCTCGGCTTGTTATATGGATCGATCTTGTATCAAGCCGCGTATCATGGCATAAGAGCTGTGGGCGCTGGAGAGGAGCCGTAGAATGGCCGTCTCCGCGCAGACCCCGCGGGTTGTACATACCGGCGACGGCACAAGCGTTGCCTTCACATACCCATTCCCCATTGCGCAAAGCACTGACCTTGATGTCTACGTCGGGTCAACGCTACAGGCCACCAGCGCCTACACCGTAACTGGGGCGGGCAACCCTGCCGGCGGCACCGTCACGTTTGCCGCGGCTCCGGCAAACGGCG